TCATCATCTTCAACTACTTCTTCTTCAACAAATTCTTCAGCGTTTTCTTTATCATCTTTAGAAACATCTTCTACTGGATATTCTTCATCGCCTACTTTAAATGTCTTTTCGCCTTTTGCAATTGCTTCTGCTCTTGCAGCACCAAATTCATTTCCTTCTTCAACTTCTTCAGTTTCTTCAACCTCTTCAGTTTCTTCAACTTCTTCAGTTTCTTCAACTTCTTCAGTTTCTTCAACTTCTTCAGCATGATGTGCTTCATCAGCTTCTTCAACTTCTTCAGTTTCTTCAACCTCTTCAGTAGTTTCGTCAACTAAGCTTTCATTAATAGATGATGCAATATATTCAGCGTATTCTGATACAGACTGTAAATTTTCTTTTAAGTACTCAACGTATTCTAAAAGATTTTTATGAGTGTCAGTACCTTCATTATGAGATTCTGCTAAATAATCAGCGAAATCTTTAACTTTAGAAATACCTTCAGCTAAATGTTCAGAGTATTGAATACCTTGATCTAATTTTTCAGCTAGAGTCTCAGTATAAGATATACCTTGGTCTGCTTTTTCAGCGACGTGTTCCGAATATTGGATTGACTCGTCTAATTTGCCAGCTAAATACTCAACATATTCTGAGAGGGTATTTACGCTTTCAACTATGTGATCGTTGTGAGATTTTACATCTTCTAACGTTTCGTCTTCGTTTGTTGCGCCGATAGACTCTTTAATGCTTTTAATTTCATTAGCTAAGTACTCAGAATACTTATTGAAATCTTCAGCTTTTACAAATTCTGCCATGTTTTTATTATTATTTGTTTCTATATTTGTTTCAGTAATTTCTTGTGCTACTTCAAGTGCTTCTTGGTTTTCACCATTCATTTCATATATCCATAAACCAGAGTTATCATCAAATCCATAAGATTCGTTAACTCTTTTTAATTCAGCGTTGGCAAATCCAGGATCTGCTACTAAATCGTAAGTGAATAATTGTTTGATTTTTACCTTTCCGTTAGATTCAACGGCTCCGGCTGCTCTTGATGAGATTTGTAAGGGTACTCCAGCATCTACTAGTGCTTTAGCTTGACGTCCTGCGTCAGTATCTAATAGTTTGATTTTACCTCTTACTTCTTTTGATTCTTTGTCGTAATATAATTCTTCAATTATGTGAGACACACTCTTAAGGGAAATATCGAATTGCTGAGGATGATCTAATTCTCCTAATAACTTAGAAGACTTGATCTTGTCTTGCAATGCTTCTATCTGAGGAACGTATTCGCTCTCAGTATAGATACGATTGTTTTTATTCTTTTGGTCAATTTGACCAAAGATACCTTCTAGAATGTAATCTTTATTCTCAGTTTCAGCTACGCTTAGTTGAGATGAAGACATTTCAACAATTAATAAGTTGTTGTTCTTTGCCATAACTATGGTTTATCTATTTTTATTATATATCTATTTGTATTATGCAATTATCTTAATATCTTTAGATGTCTAAATCCAGGCCGCCACCGTCTTTATCATCTTTCTTTTCTTCTTCACCTTCAGCTTCTTTTTCCTCTTCGGCGTCTTCGGCTGATTTATCTAAGAAATATGCTGTTAAAACATCCATTTCTCCTTCAGCAAATGCATCGTTTCCATATTCTTTATAGAAGTAATCCTTAAAATCGTTTTCAGTTTGGCAAGCAGTAATAGCTCCTAAAATTTCTGCAGATTTAATTATTTTACCAGAGTCTAACTTCTGATCTTCTACATATATCTTAGAATCTTCTCCAGCTTTTAGTGAATTTTCTGATACGAATTGTTCAAATGTTGTAATAATCTTCATGTTTTATATATCTCTTTTTCTTAGCTATCTAGGGTTATTCATTAAAAGCCCATTCCGTCGTCCTCTGGTTCAGGCTCATCGGCTGCTGATTTTCTTTCTTTTGCTTTAAATGCGTCGTTAGCTCTAATCTCATCATCAGATAATTTCAAGTACTTTCTAACTAAGTATTCTTGATCGAAGTAGTATTCTTCTTCCATAGTTTCTTGGTTAGTTGTCATTAAACTATCTCTCATACTTGAAATGAAGTCTAATCTTAACTGCATAATTTCTTGCTCTTTTAATTCAGCAAACATATTCTCTTCATTATACCTTAAGGCTACTTGAGTTTTAAACTGAGGATCGTCAGTAAACTCTGGGTACTTAAGACACATTTGAATGTATAATGGTTTAACTAAGATTTCTTGGAAGACTGATCTTAATCTTTTAATAAACTTACCGAATTTAATTTCATCTCTAACCATACCATCACCTGCTAATGCATAGTCACCGCCATCATCTTCGTATAAGAATCTGTTGTAAGGTATTTTAGAAACCTCTTTAAGTTTATCTTGGAAGTATTTAACTGCTTCAGTATCTGAAAGATCTGGTCCTTCAGAACTAAGAGTTTCAATTTCTGGTGTTTCTCCATCTTTAGAAGGTAACCAGTATTCTTTAGAGAATTGTAACATTGGCTTACCATCAGTTTCTAATGTTCCTGATTCAAAGTCAAAGTCAACTACCTCTTTATAGTTATTCATTAACTGAGCTAACGATTGCTTTGCTCTAGTTTTAGATTTACCACCTACAGGTATAATAAACTTCATTCTGAATGAAGCATTGGTCACTGCCCAGATTACTCTGGTGTGTTCCATAATTCTAAGTAGGTTAAATGATCTAATTAATCTTTCAACGTAACTAACTCTAGATGCTGTTGAAAGTGAAGAATAAGAAATGTAAATGATTTGAGAATCATATAACACTCTTTCTTTTACTGGATCATCTTTATATTGTACCCAAACTTTCTTACCATCATCTTTATTGTAACCAGGCATTAGAGTTACAGGATCTATCTCTTTAAAACCTATAATCTCCTTTTGGTCTGGGGAATAAATTATTTCAAATGATAAGTAACCATCTACTAAGAACTTTCTAAAGAAGTACCATGCTGATTGTTCACCATTAAAACCAAAGTAGTGATAGATTTGTCTAAAGTATTTGTTAAGGTCTTTTTGTACATCATCTGATACATCGAGTCCCATAATCTCAGGTTGGCAAAAGAAGTTTTTATCATCGTATACCACTGCTTCATCACAAAGTATATCTAGAATATCTTCTACCTCATCGTTCATTGAGAACCTTCTTAATTCATCTCTCTTTCCAGGGTAATCAGTATCAAAGAACGGTACGTTCTTCTTCATGTTTATATCTCCCATGGATAGTGCAGCAAATGCACCGTAAATATCGTCATTATCTAATCCGAACGGGTTCATCTCTCTGTAACCGAACTGATCTTCCATTGGACCAATCGCTTGAGACTGTCTAAGTACCATGTCATCATAACGCATACCAAAAGAACTTAGCGTCTTCAAAGCATTGGAGAGGCTAAATGGTCTTGAGTTAGAACTAAGTGGTCCGTTTCGTTTGTCAGTAAATCCTGCCATAATATAGTATTATTTCTGTTTTATATATCTCATTTATTTAGATGGTTTCTGAAGGCTGCTCTTATCTTGCCAACTGATGAGCCATTTAGCTCTAAAAAGTCGCAAAGCGCTATCTCAGCCCATCGTTCGTATGCCACTACAACTTGTTGAGATTTACGAGTTGTTGCATATTGTCTAATTGCAAAATCAAAGCCATATCTCTTTAGGAATGATTTAGCTCCTTGATATGATAATGATAATGGTCCTTGTGCTCTAGCGTTCTCCATTTTAGCACCTCTATTCTGTCCGTTGATATAGCCCTTATATTGCTCATAGACAAAATCTAAGAGGTCTTGCTTTACAGGGACTGGTAACATATTAAGATTAATACCCATGTCATTACCTGTGTCTGAGCGGTTCAGTGCCAATACTACTGGATTACTATCCCACCATTCTGCTGCAATAGGGTTCTCATATCTAAACACATATATCTTACCTTGTTGGAATGGACCTGCTGATCTAGCTACTGCCTTTTCTCTAACAGCTTTTTTAGAAGTATTAAACCAATCTTCTGCTGCGCTAGCTGCTCTTGCCATTCCTCCAGCGTCTTTACTTAATTGTGATATGTTTTTCTTTATCTCTCCCATTATTTAAGCGTCTTTTCAGTTAAGACTATAAATCGCCAACCTCTGTTTTCACACCAGGCATTTGCATAAGCATATTTATCTCTATTTTTAATATACTGTTCTGCTAAAAATTTATAGGAGTTAAGTGCCTTTTTAGATTTCTTTAAAGGCGGTTTAGGTTTTTTAATCTGTGCTTCTGGCTTTATTTCAACTAGCCATTCTACTGGTGGCTCATCGCCAGTACCAGCTGTTTTCATATAAAAGTCCGGATAATAAATGTGTTCTTTTTTATCCGCAGTCCACCTGTATTTAATTTTAACAGGTTCACTTGACCATTTTAATACATTATCTTTAGTATCGCACATAATACAGAACTTTCTTTCCCAAGAGGAACGATAAATGATCGGCGTTGGGCCGATATACTTATCTGGATTTTCAGGAGTAAAATACCCCTGTACAAATCCTGAATTGCCACTAGGTTTTAAGTTCTTTATTGACATTAAATATTAAACATTCCGGATTCGCCATCACCACCTCTAGTGTTAATACGATCCATTGACATTGTGTTTTTATATTTCGTTGGATGAATTTTATTCCAGCCCTTTGCATAACCTCTCTTTGCAATCTCTGTAAAGTATGCAAATGCATTGGTATATTTAGGGTTAAAATTTCTCCAGTACTTAAGAAGGTCTAATATAGCAAACTGCATACAATCATTCTTGTCGTCTTCGTTTAAATATACTAGTTTTCTAATTGCTCTTTCAGCGATTAGTATCAACATCTTCTCAGCGTCTTTCGTTAACTTATCATCTTCTAAAGATAATACAATCTGATTGTACAAATCTTTGTTATTTAAATAATTCTTTTTTCTAGGCACAGTAGTTAATTTCTATTTGATTACTAGTTATATGAAAAAAAGCCCATTTGTTTCGAATGGGCTTTTCAGTCAGTATGTTAAGAGAGTATGATTATACTGTGTCTTCGGATGAAATGTTAATCTTATACTTTTCTACTCTAAATGGTTTGTTTTCTACAAACACAGTTAAAATATCATTTTTACCTGCTTGGTTAAATTCTACAGAGTCTACTTTAACAGCACTATCTTCTGCAATACCTTCAACTCCTGATTTTAATGTAGCATCTACATATCCATCTTCGATCGTTAGTGTATCATTTTCTAGGGCTTCAACTTCTTCGCTAATTCTAGTAATTTCAGAACCTATTAAGTTATCTGCTGCTTTAATGTCCGGTATGTTTCTATCAGCTTCTGCTAATCTACCCTTTTGGTCATATAAGAAAGATAGCATCTCTTTGTAAAGATTTATCTTTTCTAATTTTTTACCTGTTGATATTGCTGCAGATTCTAAAAGATCTTTAAACTGTTCAGTAATATCTGCTCCAGTTTGTTCTTTTACGTAGTCTATTGCTGCATCACTTAGCATTTTTTCAAAGCTAGCTAATTTAGTAGTTTCGTTTACTCTGAATACAAAAGCATTTTTCTCTGCTCTCATAGTTACTACAGTAACGTCTCCTTGTGTAGCTTCAGTTACAAAATCTAAAACTTTATATGAGTTATAGTTTTCACATGCTAATTGAAATGCTTCGATTAATTTCTTATCTGCATATTTAATATATGCTGATGCAAAGAATACTTCAGATAGTTTATCTTGAGAACCAATTGGCATTTCGATATTACCTGCTTTATATAAGTTTTCGTTTACGTCGTATGAAAATTTTACTGTTAGGCTATTAGCTTTCGCTTCGTTTATTGCAGCTTTAGTAAGATTGATTTCTTTATTAGCTTCTGTTAAGGCTCCGGATTTTTCATCTTTGCCATAAGAAATTCTAAGTTCTTTTGCAGTCTTTTCTAGGAATGTCAGCTTTTCAGTTAGAGCTAAATAGTTATCAAAATTTTCTATTGAACCTTCTTGTATTTTAGTTACTGAAGATTTAGCATTGTAATCATAGTAAAAAGAGATACCAGATTCGTTAATATCGAATATTTTACCTGCTGCAACTAGAGTTCTAAAAGTATCATTAGTTTCAGTGATAGCTTCAATATGACTTCCTGTGATTTTAAAATCACCTCCAGCTGCATGGAAGATATAACCTTGTCCTTGTTCTAGAATTGGTGATTTAATTTCTTTGTTAAATGTATTTGTCATTATCAAATTTTTATGTTTTCTTAATGTATATATCAATCATTTTCTTCATCTAGTTTCTCACCCCATGGAAATTGCTTTGCTTTCACTTCGTAGTTGTCTCCCATTAGCGCACTATTTGGATTACCCATGCCCGGTGTAGTTAGATTACTATTACCAATAGCAAACATTCTATTAGATTGTTTTCTACGTCTACTAAGACGTTTAATTTGAGATTCTGTTGTTAATTGCTTTCCTAATGTTTCTAAAATAACAGGGTCTGTTACGTTAATACCAGTCTCAGTTTTAATCCACTCTTCTCCATTAGATTCCCATTTAGCTGGTTCATAATTATCATAATATACTCTAGGAAATGCGGTTGCATCTAAGAATCCATTAGGATCTATATAGTCTCCAACAGTACCATTAGCATAAGAAGTTCTAGTGAATTTTCTATAAACATCTTCTTCAAAATCAAATGATGGTATAAATGAATTAATTTCTAATGAGAAACTAACTTTATGATTTTGTTTATCATCAAATGAATATTCAACAGGTCTTTCTTGTTCATAATCATCTGGCATCATATACTCAGATGTAATTCTATAAGTACCCTCTTCTAAATGACCAGCATCTACATGATAGAAATTAGCTTTGTACATTTTTTTTACAATAGCCTCTGTAACTTTAAATAGATCTAATTGGCTTGATACTAAAATTTCAACATCAACTCCAATTGTACATGGTATCATTTCAAATTCTGCAACATAGCCTTCCATTAGGCCATCTTCATTCATCATCATATAATGACCCATATTTCTTTTGTTAACTAATTTAGATGGATCTACTGCAAACGATGATAGATTTACAATACCTCTTGGTACTTTATCGTAATTACCGTCTGCAAACTCTCCGTTAGGATCACAGCTTTCGCCATTTGCATTAGAAAACAAGAAACTATCTTTCATAAAATTCTCATCTCCAGATACTGCATAAAAGAAAGGCACATCAATTTCTGCCCTTTCATCATTACTGATCTGTCTATAAAAACTAAGTTTACTATTAAGATCAGCTAATAAGCCGACAATAACATGTCTAATAACTGAATCGTCTTTGTTGAATTTTAAATTATATGTAGCCATAGGTTATATATCTTCATTTACTGGAAACAAAAATGGCCAATATTTCTATTGGCCATTTTTAATTAAATTTAATTATAGTTATGCTTCACAACTTCCAAGAGTAGGATTAGTATCTAATAGTTGATGTGCTTGCGCTGTTGTTGATCTAACAACTACATAAGTTTCAGAATCGAAAACGAGTCCTTCAGCGACCAGTACCTCATTAGCTTCGTATGCGCTAAAACGTGCCAATTCACTTGATGATGTTTTTAGTATGTAAGTGGTACTTCCACCACATGCTGTAACCTCATAATAGAAATCTGTAGGAGTAGGATCTTCTTTATTGCCACCTTCGTCGTCTTGGTTGCTATTTACTCCGTCGTAATTAGTCCAAGCTCCAAGAGTTGTTGCGTTTATAGCTGCTACTGCCTCTGCGTCATTTGCGAATGTTCCAATACCTAAGCTATTTGCAATACCTAAGAAATCTGCTTGAGTAGGAACTCCTTTAAATGCTAGTTTTCTAGCTGTTCCATCAAAACCATATCCTTCTACTACATCCCCAGGTACATAATCTGGAGTATCAATTGTACCTTCTGTGTTAAATGATTGTGTTAATCCGTCATTAATTTCTGCTGTATAACAAATAATTGAATGAAATCTATCTTCATCGGGTCCCATCGTCCACTCAAAACCTGAAAATTCTTGTCCTGGAACTCCATCTCCACCTTGAAATGGAGTGATGAAATTATCTTGAACAATCAATCTTGCGCCATGTTCTGTATAGCCAGGGAAGTTATATGATTGTGTTACGGGCTTATACCCAAAATGTCTTGCTAAAACTGCCATAATTTTATTTGTTGTTTATTTTATTTCTTTTATTATATATCCTAGTTAATCTATATTTTCGATAGTAAACTTAGAAAAACCGTTCTCTCTATATATTTGTATCTTCTTATCAAAAATCTCATGTGGTAAAACAGAATGGTTAATAACAAATGTATTTATTTCATGTTCTTTAATTACTTGATTTAAAATCTTCAATATGTTGTATACACCGTCATGATCTACTGAAGATAATAACTCATCTAGGAATAAAAGGTTTAGTTGTGGGAATCTTAACTTTAAGATTTTAATGATTGCGATAATAACAATAAAGTCTGCTTTCTTACGCTCACCTGTTGAAAGTGTCATTGGATTAATATCTTCACCTAGGTGATTAATAATACAATTAAACTTCTCATCAAATCTAATATGAAATTGCAGGTGCATCGTTTGTGCCATTGCAGCTATATTAGTATTAAGTCCTGGTAGAATAGTTTTAACTGCTAAATTCTTTACGCCATCTTCACCTAAGATATTTTCTACAACTTCCATAAAGTTATAGTCTGTATTTAAGGTATCTTTACTTGTAGATTTCTCAGCTTCTTTCTCTTCAAACTCTGTAATAAGACCTCTTAAGTGATCGAAGTCTGCACCCTCTGGAGTATCTTTTAATTTAACTAGTTCTCCTTTGAGCCCTCGCATTGTTACTTTATTATCTGAGATCTGGCCCTCTAGTTCTAATTTAGACTCTCTTGCTGTAATTACTTTTTCTTGTAATACATCCATCTCGGCCTTAATTGATTTAATCTGATCTGTACTAGATTCTATTTTATCTGCAAATTCTACTTTCTGAGTTTTGTGCCAATCTGAAGTTAACTTAGTTTCACATGTTGGGCAATGTCCACTCTCATATAACTTTAACTTCTTATTTAGATAATCAATCTCTCTTTTAATATCTCCGGCTTCTGTGCGCTTCTCGTTATATTGAGTATTGAAGGTATTCATTGCACCCTCTTCTTTTTTACGATTAGCTTCAATATCTAATACCACTTCATGAAGAGCTACTAGCTCATCTTTTAATTCTTGGATTTTAGATTTATTTGCAGTTTTAGATTCTTCTAATAAAGTGTTTAGTTTACCTCTAACAGATCCGATTGAATTCATTATCTCATTTAACTCAGCATCAAAAGCATCAATATCATATTTAATATCTCTGCGTTCGTCTTTGATTTGCTTTTGCATATCATTAAGAATAGAGAAACCAAACATTCTATCAATGATCTGTTTCTTATCCGAGTTAGACATGGTTAAGAAAGATTTAAAATCATTTACTGATAAGATAATTATATTTTTAAATACATGATATGGAATACCAAATACTTCATCTTCTAAATATTCTTGTACAGATTTCTTACCTGCTTTATCAAACTCAACTCCATTAATTAAGACGCTAAATCTATTTGGAGCAATACCTCTTTCAATTTCGATCTTCATAGTACCACATTGTAAACCAATCTTTACATGAAGTTCTTTATTAATACGATTAGGTAGATCTGCTAATTTAACACCTTCTACTTTACCGTATAAACCATAGATAATAGCATTAGCAATAGTGGTTTTACCGTGACCATTTTTACCTAGAGTTAAAAATAACTCTGATGTATCTTGTTTAAATTCTATTCTTTGTTTTTGATTTCCGTAGGAAGCAAAATTCTTAAATTCAATATAGTCTATTCTCATTTACTTTTCGGTATCGTAATTGTAGGCACATTGGGTATACAATTGTTTTAACTTGCTCTTTAGTCTTATAGTTAAATCATCATCTTGTTTCATACCATCTACGTACATGTTACATAAATTAAGGATATTATAGTTCTTATACATTTCCTCAATTTCATTAATGTCATAAAAGTCTTTATCAATATACGAATCTTCTTCGTAAATATTTGGTTCTAGTTTTCTAGATATATGTTGAATTTCATTAACCAACTGGCTCAGTGCATTGGTTGTAGCGATTTGCGAAGGCACGAATAGATCTACAAAGTTATTTCTTATTTGTTCCTTAAACTTGCCAAGAGGCATGTCATATAGCGCTTTAATATTATACCTTAAGAATTTAGGAGAATCGTTGTTCTCAAAGAACGTCTCTTCCATTGTTTCTAGATTTACCAGGTCAAATCCTTTTGGATTATCTCGATCTGATCTAGTTAGTTGGTAAGGCACTCCGACCATTAATAATTTACCACGCTCTTGTCTAAAGTGAATATGACCACTATAAACTCTTGTATACTTATCGTAAATATTAGAATCAGTACCATGCTCATTCTTAACTTTAGCATTAAGGTAAATACCTCTAACTTCTGAGTGACAATATACTATATCTGCTTGCGGGTATTCTGCTAAAGTTTCTGCTTCATGTTCAGCATCTCTTCTCCATGGCATTAGTAAAATGTTTTTACCAGACCAATTTAATAACTCAGGCTCTTTGTAAACCTGTACATTAGGAATCCATTTTAAACTATCGATCGATGAGATGTCATTTGATTTCTTAGCCCAAATATCATGGTTACCACATATTACATAACATGGAAGAATTTGACCTAATCTTTCAAATAGATCCACGGCATAGCTTAATACTTTAATATTAATAGATTGTCTATTATCAAAGGTATCTCCTACTTGTACTAGGACATCACCAGGCTGTACCTGAGCTTTTAAGATAGGGATAAATGTGTTTTCAAAAAAGTCTTTTTGGATATTCAGCCACTCGACTGAATTTGCTCTTACACCAAAGTGTAAGTCTCCAAGGACCCATACTCTTTTGGCTCCTTGTTTAA